CCAACACCGCCTCCCCAAGGTCTCCGCTAACCGCCTGGATCATTGCCGACTCATAGCTGGCCTCGTTATAGAGTGCGTAAACTGGGTAGCGCAGACGCAGCTCGCCGAGACCTGAGACGACCTCTGGCAGGTGAATGCGTATCCCGGACGCCCGCACAGCCTGTGCCACATTGCTCGAGTCCAGGACATAGACTGTTTCGGCGCCTGTGTCGGCAGGGTCCAACGTACCGTCGCTGAACATTAGCTCCGGGGTGCGATACCAAAATGCCTTCTTCCGTACCGCGCTGTATGGATCGAGTAGCGTGCCCGTCCCAGTGACAGGAGTAGTGTCCGAGACCTCGACAAACCCATAGGGATTCCATGCCTCGAGCGGGGTGCGAAGCACAATCTCAAGCGGCATGGCGTGACTTACACGATAACTGTACGTACCGCGCACAACGGGCGCTACTTCTGGCCGTGTTGTCAGGGCCGCGAACATCATCGGATCGTTGAATCCGCGTAATGCATTAGTCCTACCAGCGGCATCGGATGGTATCGCATGCCGCCGCGAATAATAGGCGGTATTGAGGGCATTTGTAGTATTGAATCGATAGACGGTGGCAGTCACACCTGAGTCGGTATGCTGCTCGGTAATATTCGCCCCAGGGCCATTTAGCCCAGGGAGTTTCGCCATAAACGTATCAGTCAAATCGATGGAATTGTATTTGCCCTCGAAATGATTCGTTGCCAGCGCCCTGTTAATGCTGTACCGGGCATGCCGGCTAGCCTCGAGTTGTGTCCTGTCGAGCGACTCGCCCCAGCGCGTGATGGGCCTGTCTCGCAATGTCAGGATTTGATTGATTGGATAGGTGCCGACGGTGCCTAGATCCACGCAGATTGGACGCGCCCGCCAAAGCACGAGCGCCGGCTGGCCAGTCGGCAAGACCTGCCTGGATATGCCTACCGGGAATCCGTAATTTTCCAAGACCCCCTTGAACCCGGTCGATCCGCGCTCTGCGAGGATGGAATAGCTTTCGTGCAGTTGTGCCGTCTGCTCCGCGTGACGGAAACTGACAGCGGCCTCGGTATAGGTACGATCAGGCGACAGTATTTCCGGCCATATTTCAATTGCCGTAAGCGTCAGCCGGAAATACTCCCTGTAGTCCCGTACCGAATAATCGCCTCTCTGGTATGCTGAGAACCACTCACGCATTTCTGCAATTTGATTCGCAACGCTGCCAGCAGCCAATACGGCAGGCGGAACGACGGGGGCAGGGCTTGCAGTGACAGCAAGGTAATCGCCCGTTGCCGGCGTATCCAGCCCGTAGTCGAGGTGCCGTGTGCGGAAATAGTACCCGTTCAACACCCCGCTAGTTTCCGCCGCCCCGCAGACGGCCGGATAATTGGCGTGGTCATGGATGTTGTTGCCGGCACCGATGGCTCCGTCGAATGGGCGATTGAATGCCTCTGTTCCGGATGTCTGATAGCCGCGCGAGATCAGCAGACCGGACTGCCCCTGCGATCTGAGGAATTCTGCATGTGCCTCGAACCACGCCGATCCATTTAGCCAGTCTGTCTCCGTCCAATCGGTTCCGACATAGTTGTGAAACTCATTGACCGGATGGGTCGCCCTAAGATCCTCTTCGAGCAGGGATAGGGACAGCTCCAAAGGCTGCCCCTCGTCAACGATCTGAATCACGTCCAGCGGCACATCGACAATGGTAAGCGACAGCCCTAGGAGAAACCGAATAGCTGTCGATTTGTAGCCGAGCGTGAATTCCGCCTCTGGTGCGGACCAAATGAAGATCAGAACGCCGGCATCGGAGAATAGGCCGATCTCTCTGACCCAATATTCCTCGGCGCCGTCAAGCGCAGCATTAACATCGAGCCGGTATTGGTCGAGCACGGTACGGCTTGACGCAATCTCGACACGCTCTAGTTCATTGACCAAGGCCGTTGCCGTTGCGCTCGGCGTATAGCCAGAGTCGCCGGCCGCGATATGCGTGAGGTTAAGTCGCAATCCGGCCAGTTCGGCGGACAAAATCGCGGCGCGTCCCGCATTGGTTGTGATTACGGTCATAGCCATCGATTAGGTCCTCAGGTGGACTGATGAGATCAGAACCGGGCGCGCCAGAATAACGGCCTGGCCAATGAATCCATCACCCGATAAGGAAACGTCCTCTTTGCTCCCGCGCCAATGCATGGAGCCGACCACTGCCGGGGTTGATGCAATCGCTGCCATTCCGATTGCGCCAGTCAACAGTGCCCCTGCTTCGAGGTCGAAATGGACGCGAACTGGTGCTGTATATTCGATGATGTTCAGCAGGTCTTCGATAGTTTCCGGGTTGATTCCCGTACCATCCTCTGACACATCCATGGTATAGGCTTCGATCCGCGCTGTGTAGGGGTCTCCGCCATACTCGAACCATTCTTTTAATACCAACACAGTGCCTAGCGCTTCAACAGCCTTGCGGACGCTGGCAACGGACCCTTTGTAGCGATGGACTTCAATCGATGCTGCGATCGTGTCTCGCTTTTGTTGCTCCGTCCAGGTCGATTTCCAGCGATCGACGCTAAAGGTCCATGCGAGCCAAGGCAACAAATCCACCTGGCATGTCTGCGGGTCCCACAGTTCGCGCAGCGGACATTCAACGACGTCGCACCTAGCGCCCGTCGTTAGCGATATATCCCGCTCCTGCTCGGTTGCGGATGGCGGTAGGAGGTGGTCTGTCACAGGTCGATCCCGCCGTCGGTAATCGTGATGGCCGTGCAATAGGCGGCATCCGCAGGGGTGTCTAGCGCACCACTACCGACGTCGACAATAATGTCCGCCGCTGGCGCGGTTAACACGACGTTTTGTACTCCGGGTTGATGGAGTGCGGCGAACAGCCCGGATCGATTGATGTCGTGGCCTAACCGGTGATGATCATGTGTATAGGCCGTAACTGCAGCCAATGCAGAGGCGGCGACAACCGATGAATCGGGCCCTTCGTAATAGGTCAGCTCGGCGATTACCTCATAGGGTATGATATTCGCCGCCACCACGGATACGAGATCCGTAAGCGGTCGCACTTGCTCGGCGTTCAGGTTGTCTAACACCGCGGCCAATAAGGCCGCATCCGGCTCGCCATCGCCTTCCGTCGATAAAACAGTCACCAGGACCTCGCCAGGCTCTGGACTGCGGACATGCACATCCTTTACCAGTGCGGAGGCGGAAAGCGAATGATAGACATAGGAACCGATAGGGCCTGCCGTCGTGTAGCCCTCTAACGCGAGCTGGGTGCGGGCGCGCAGTCTTTCGTCGCTCTCATAGATGGCCTCGACAGGTGGAACTGCGGCCGGGTCTGCCGCTGTAATCAGCAGTCGCACAACACCGAATAGGGCGGCGATCTGGTCTAGATCGGCTCCCGTCGCATACGCGAGCATAACCGCCCGTGCGGAATCGTTGACCCTTGCCCGGATGATCGTTTCGCGGAACGCGCAGACCTCCAAAAGTTTGTTGAGCGGTTCGGTCTCCAGGGAGACTGCGGTCTCCAGCTCAGGCGCCCGGGCGATCAGATCCGCACGCATGGCGGCCAGGATGTCCGCATAGGCGATGGCTTCGATTACATCCGGCGCTGGGAGCTGCGAAAGATCAATGGCTGTGAATCCGCTCATACGATGATCCCCTCCATGCGCACAGACTGCCCTGTCTCGATATAGCGCAGGTCAATGGCGATCTCGATATGCCCTGGCGTAGCGTCGGCCACGTCAACTCTCTCCACGCGCACCCGAGGCTCCCAGCGCGCGATGGCCCCGGCGGTGGCTTGGATGATGTCGATCACCGTTGCCTTGTCCATCGGTGCGTCAACCAGGTAGGGCAGCAGGCTTCCGTACTCTCGCAGCATGACCCTCGATCCAATGGGCGTCGTCAGAATATCTCGGATGGACTGGCGCAGGTGTTCAATCGTCGTCAGGCCCCGGCCGGTAGTGGCGCTCATGCCGATCACGGGACGGGCACCTGGGTATTACTGCCGCCGATCGTGACGCCTGAGTGCACATGGCTCTTCTGCGAGATCGTCCCAGCGACCTGGTCCCCGGCGCTGGTCACGGCCCCGTCGGTCGT